GCGGCGGTATTCGATCCTGACTTTTCCGTAGTCTCCGGTAACTTTGGACTTTGTAGACGAGACGTAGAGCATTGGGATTAAGATTCCCTCGATGTCGTCGTCCTGGGTTCCGGCGAAAGTGTATCCGATGACTTGTGGGTCACGCTGGAGTGTTTTTAGTTGTTTGTCTATCGCCATTCCAGTGGTTTTGTGCTCGAGAAGCCAATAGGCATCGTTGAGCTTGACTTTTCCGTCGATCTTTCCTACGAAGTTGATGTCATCTTCGAGTTCGATGGAGAACGTTTTTTCGACGTCTATGACTTCGAGAAAACTCTCGTCGTCTTTGTAGTTTATGATGTGTCCCATAAAAGCGGAAAGGCAGTTTTCAAGGGTTCTGTAGTCGTCGTAGAAAAGTTGGCCTTCTGAGTAGGAATCCCAGGTAGCTTTGCCGGCCAGGGCTCCGAGGGTTATTGCTTCCGTTTTGGCTGACCAGCCTTTTTCCTTGATGGTTCCGTAGTAGGCTTCCATGATAGCGTGCCATACCTGACCAAAGCGGAGGGCAGTTGACCCGTGCATTGGACGAAGGTTCTTGACGTGTTCCCACAGATATTTTCTTGGGCAGAGGGCGTAACACTTTCTCTTGGTATTATCACAGTCCATTTGGTTCTATCTCCTTTTGGGTTATTACTGCTACTTTCTTAGCAATGTTGAAGACTTCTTCTTTGTTTTTGCAGCGAAATGTTGTGTCTCCGTCGAATACAGGAAGTAGTCCTGAGTCTCCGGGGCCAATGACTGCGACTTCGTATTTTATGTCTTTGAGATGGGAGATTGGAAGTCCTCCAACTACTGAGAGTTGGTATTCATTCTTGAAGACAATGCGAAGTCTTGGTGTGAGAGGGTCTGAAAAATCTATTATTCTTTCAATAAAAGGAGATAGGTGTGGTGTTTCTGCGATTGGAAGAATACTTTGAACTGCGGGTGGATAGGTTAGGTCTAACTTTACATCTCCCATTTTGGGCTCCTTTGCTTAGAGTCATTATCTTAAAGGAAGTGGCGGTTTTGTTTCACCGGCGTAGCGAAGGACGTTGAACTGCCTTGCTCTTGCGAGGTGTACCTGATCCGCCAACAGGTGACTTCCTCTACGTGTACTTTGTAGAGGAAGGACCAGAGACTGCTTATAGTGCCGGAGTCCCTGGTCTTAACGGGCAGTAGTATTCCAGCGCTAACTATTGCCCGGCGCGCTCTGAGAGGGAGGGTTGTACTGTCTGGGGACAAGAACCTCTCAGAACTTTTCATACTCTTGGATGTAGTCGAGAATGGCTTCGGAGAATCCGTCGATGTGAGCCCATTCGTGGTAACCTACTCCGTTTTTTGCCGATGCTACGTTGACCATGTAGCATTTCGCTTCTGGGAAAGGGTTTGTAACTGAGTCATGTGATTGTTCATCTGTGAAAACTATGAGTCTATCGAATCCTCTCGGGATGGATCTTATCGCGTCACCTAAGTACGTTCCGCCGTGAGGCTGACTTGTGACTATCGCATCACGTAGAGCAAATCCTCGCCGTGGCGGAACGAGGACTGTTTTGTGCGAAAAAGTATAAATCTTGATGTCAGACGAAAGCTCCCTGGCTAGGACTGCTAAGCCGCAGGCCGCGTCCAGTCTCTTCATTTCTGATTTATGGGAAATTAAGCTATTCATAGAACCAGACACGTCGATGAGAAGGACGGTTTTTCCGCCAAGTTTCTCTTTTCCCTCGATAGACTTGAGCATAGCGACTTCAAGTTCCGGTTCGAGTTCCGGAGCGTATCGTGCTGCCGCGATAAAGCGAAAGGGCAGAACTCGCTCAGTTCTCATGTTAAGAATGGCGGATTTCACTAATTCCTGCGGTACGTCTGCTTGCTGGATGTTCCGCAGGTTTCGGAGGAGCGCCAGCGCAGGGAGCTTTTGTTCAATTAAAAGTCTTGTCCAGGATTCAGTTTTGTTCTTTGAAGCTGAAAGTTCTACTTCCCAAGTGTCAGGAGTTGGGAGAGTGTTGTTGATTAACTGCTTCCAGAGCTCAGCCTGTTCGTCGTCTTTCGGCTTAGCGTGGGATAAGAACAAGACATCTCTCAGTTTGATAGCTCCGTCACGATTCCACTTTGCTAGGGAGTAAGCGTTGAACTTAGTGAACGCTTTTGCCAAGCCTTTCTTGACCTGAGCAGAAATTACTTTTCTTCCACTATTCGTTTTCCAGTAGATGGATAAGAATTCAGAAAGCTCATCTGGACGCTGAATTACTTCTGCTAATGTTTCTGCAACGAGCTTTTTATGCTCTGAAAGAGTAGACATTGCTCGGACAATCCAGAGAGGCACGTGGCGCAGTTTTCCTTTGGTTCTTGCCTCAATTGCAATAGCAGCAACTATTGTTGCATCTACCAGTGGCACAAGGTCTGCAATTCTCTGGGCAATAGAGACACCGTCTTCATAGAACTCTTTTTCCCAGAGCATACAAGACATGACTGACCTACGGAGTTGAAGCTCCGTGGAGATTGTCTTCGCCACGGCGCCTTCACGGGTGAAAATTTGCTTTCGAGGAACATTAAGTTTTGCCATCGAATTTTCCCTTCTTTTGTTTGGTTTGTTAAGTAAAGAAAGTCACCAAAGAATAAACGTGAACTGGGTTTTATCTTAGCAGGATGAACCAGATTCACTTCACTATTGGTGACTTCTTTTAAAAAGAATGCTTGGAGAACAGACGCTTCAAGTTTGTCGTCATTTCCATTGAAGTAACCCGAAACTGCGCTACCAAGCATTTAAAAGATTTGCAGAGGAATAGGTGAGCATGGAGCTTTTAAGAACAGATGTTCTACCAACTGAACTACATTTGCTAACGCAAATGACCGGACTCGAACCGGCGACAGTCTGTTTGATTGAAGTATCCATACTCTACGCCATCTGCAAAGTTTGCTGTTATTCTACAGGAGCTTCCACTGCTACTTCCGGCTCCACGTCTGACCCCGGCTCCGGAAGCGAAAAGCCCATCGCGGCAAGCAGTGATCTTGCGGCCTCTTGCTGCTCGGGAGGCAGCTTTTCCAGGTTCGCCAGAATGGTCTTTTGGGAGATTTTCGGAGCCTTTTCTGCTCCCTCTTCAGCAGGAAGCCGTGTTTTCCAGTTCCCCGCTACCATGCCGTCCCATACGCGCTGAATCGCAGTTTTCGCTTCCTCGGGAGTCTTCGCGCCGGCGGCACTATCGCCTAGTTTATGTCCAAGGCCGAACGGGACAAGCCGTGCTCTGATTTCCTCAGAAAGTGCGCTGGAGTCAAACGTCATATCGCCTTCGATGCCGAGTACTGAAATGATAACGTCGTTTCCCTCAATCTTCTTTGACAGTTTTCTTGCCATAATTTGAATCTCCTTCTTCTAAGAATATTTGTTGTTGAGTACTGAGATATTGCAAAATTGCCTGTCTCAGTATATGCTTAAGGCTTCTCCTCTGCACAACGCATAAGGCTTTCAGCCGCAAGAATTCTTCTCCTGATATAGTTGTTTGAATATGTCTTGTTTCCATTTTATCCAAGAATTGAACGTGCTGCATGTAATGATGATATAATGTAACACGGCATATCCAAGTTGTCAATGATGATTTCAATTTTTACTTGAAATCCCATTAAAATTTTCGAAGTAAAATAGCGTACTTTTTAATCAAATCGTTCAGTTCCTTGTGCCGCTCAGTAATCTTTTGCAAACACTCCTCGAAAGAACTTCCATTAGCACTTTCACACGAGTTCTTAGAAAAGTTATACGAAAGTCTACACCCCTCTGAGTTTCCACTACCACTACTATGATGATACCACGCTTCCTTTGTCGCACAGCACGATCCGTTCGGGAACATTTTCTTAACCTCTTCCCTCGCTTCTTCAGGAGTCATCATTGTTCTTTTATCCTTTCTAAGTTATGTCAAACTTTGACTTTGCTTGATTGTTACCATTTTACAGATTTTCTGGAGTTTCTCTTATTTCTATCTCTTTTGTGACTGTATTAGTTTGTCTATAGTTCGTGTCATTGCATCAACTTTTTCTTGTTCTTCTCTTTTATATTCTTCAATCTTTTCAGGAAAGTTTAGGGTAGCAAACTCTCCTCTATTATTTAGAGCTTCTCTGTCGTAAGCCTTTGCTGCCTCTTTCTCAGTTATAAAAGTACCTATGCTCTTTCTTCCGTTCTCTGTTCGTATTTGAACATTCCAGTTTTTGCTGCCTTTGTGCTTAGCTACGCCTATAAAAGTAGAAGTGCCTCCTCTAGGCTTTTGATTCCATAGGTTTTGTTTCTGAGTACACTTTCTCAAATTACTTCTTAGGTTATTAAGTTCATCCTTGTCTATGTGGTCTACTTGTTCATCTTTTAATGTGCCAGTGATTTCTCTGTGTAAAAAAATCATGCTTCCTTTTGGGAGGCCATCACCTTTTCTACTACTTCTTACCGCGTATCCATTGCAGTATCTCCATACGTACTTTGAAGCCCATTCGTAGACATCATCGTCTACTATAGTTTTGTATCCGTGGTTTAAGTATATTGTTTTCACATTAATTATCCTCAGTAATCTCGATTTTTAATAACGAAGTACATGTCGGAATACCACTGATCGTTAATATAGCCGAATGTTTCACATGTGCTAGGCACCTTGTAAGTCTTTTTGTGTTTTCAGGACGCCACCAGTAAGATCTTCCTGCTGCATCGAGGGCGCTGCCCGTCCCAACTGAAAATACTAATCCATCTGAGTCTTTTACTAAGACTGAGCCTAGGCGGTCCTTGGGATTGCCGTAGATGTCGATTTCTTCTTCCCAGCCCACGATAGGGTAGATGTCTTCTTCAGTTGGTTTGAACTTTAGCATGAAGTTGCACTTTCTTGGGGTATAAAGTGCGTTGGGGTTTCGGACAACTACTCCTTCGTAGCCTTCTTTAATGAAAGCGTCAGCAAGGATGATAAGATTTCCCTTGTTAGCGAATAGTGATTGGACTTTGTTAATGCGGGCTCCTGGAAAAGTTAGGTAGGAATCCAGCATTGACAGTCGATTGATCTGAGTTTCAGTGTTAATAATGTCGAACACCTGGAAGGATAGTAAATACTCGTCAGGATGGCGATTGGTTCTTCTGGAAGCGATTGAGTGAATGGCTTCTCTGGATAGGCCATGGCAGTAAAGTTCTCCGTCTAGGCAGAGTCCTTGAAGATGATGGTCGAGAAGTTCTTCTTTTATTTCAGAAAAGAAAGGCATCTCGTTGTTGCAGGAAGAAAATAGTTTTGGCTTCCCGTTGCGGTCCCACGCTAACCTTGCTCTTTCTCCGTTGAACTTGCGCTGGAAAATGACTGTTTCGGGCATTTTGGCAAGGCGTTTTTCGTCAGTAGGGTATGCGAGCATAACTCCATCTCTCTTTGATCCCATTGATTTTTCCTTTGTTTAGTAGCCGAAAAGTTTGTCGAAGCATTTTTCACATAGTCCGGAAATTTTGAATTCTTTCCTTCCTGCGTCGGAGTAACATTTTGGGAGAGCGGGTTCGCGGCAGTCTATGCATAGGCCGCTTTTCCGAGCTTCGCTTGCGCCGGGTCCGTAGACTGAGTCTGGGTCCACGAACTTCTTGAGTTTTTTAGTGTCGATTTGAGTTGTTTCCATTCAGTTTTCCTTTATACTATTTTTGTAGGTAGTTATAGATAATTTCTCTGATTTTATCTCTATACTCTTTATTCGACTGTTTTATCTTAGGGCATCCCTCGAGAGTTTTTGGTCGTGTGCTTAGAAGTCCATTTTCAGTAATATACATTTCGTACACTAATGGACTTTTATATTGTCCTTCTCGCACTACAACTACACCTGATTCCTCTAAAGCAGCAGCTAATGGGCAGTTTTTCTTGTGGCCGACAGTTTCTGGTGTTAGGTGAAGTGGATGTCCGAGCCACCCTGGGGATACTCCACAGCATTCTGGACACTGGCCATTGCCCATTGACCACTCTTTGTTTTGGAGATAGTTAATGGTGTTGCTCATTTTGAGTTATCCTTCGTTTTATTTCAGTTGAAATTGTTGAGATAAACTCGAGGTTTTTGGCTCGTCTTTCAGTTGCTGACTTTCCGTGTAAAGTGGTGACTCCGTACGCCATTCCTATTTCACATGATCGAGCGTCCGCTGCAGACTCGCAGAGGTCGTTTAGGAGTTCGCCAATTGGGATTTCAGAGATTTCCATTTTAATTACTCCATGGCGCCGGACCGAGATTGTTGAGAATGGCGGCTAAGATTGCGTTTACTAAGAGAAGTCCTGCTGCAATGATAGCGAGGAAGAAAAGGGCGTTCTTTATCTTCTTGAAAGAGTTGAGCTCCTTTTTTGCCTCTTTGAAATCTTCTTTAAAGTCGATAAATCCGTTTCCGCATGGGGTTTGGTAAGGCATTATATTTTCTCCTTTGTTAGTTTACCATTAATAGACTTCACATATACACAATTTAGTGCTGGTTCCACGTGAGTTAAAACAATCCAAAACCTTCCGTCCTTAAAGATGGCGCGATGGGTTATTGACGCTGCGTCGTCGGGGTCTATCTCTGACATTATTTTGAGCTCCCGGACAACGCAAGTGTGCATGTCCTGCTGCTCTTTCTTGGAGGAGCAGGGA